CCTTATTTAGAATCAATCCAACAAAGACAAGGTTTGTACGCATTCCGTGTTGTAATGGATGATACTAATAACACTCCTGATGTAATTGATAGAAACATTATGAAAGGTTCTATCTTCTTACAACCAACTAAGACAGCTGAATTCATTCAAATTGACTTCAACATCTTACCAACTGGAGCAGCTTTTAACGGATAATTTAGAAATTAGATATTTATAATAGAAACAATTAAATAGACAAAAAGATGCCAGAAGTATTAGAGTTTGACAAAATGTTTTATACGAACTTCGAACCAAAGTTGGGTAACCGATTTATTATGGAAATCGATGGTATAGAATCATATATAATTAAAACCGCAGCAAGACCAACTTTCACTTCAGAGATAGTTGAGTTAGACCATATAAATGTAAAGAGAAAGATTAAAGGAAAATCCAATTGGGATGATGTTGAAATCACTCTTTATGACCCAATCGTTCCATCAGGCGCTCAGCAAGTGATGGAGTGGGTAAGACAATCACACGAATCTATCACAGGTAGAGATGGATATGCAGCTTTCTATAAGAAAGACATTACATTCTATCTATTAGGACCAGTAGGTGATAAAGTTGAACAATGGACTCTTAAAGGAGCATTCATTTCTTCAGCAAACTTTGGTGAATTGGATTGGGCTTCAAATGACCCACTTTCAATATCTTTAACTCTAACTTATGATTACGCAATCCTTGAGTACTAATCTCTAATAGGTAAACTTTAAAATAATTAAGAAGGGGGTGTAGAAATACATCCCTTTTTTGTGTCTTATTTAGAATGATTCCAAATTTTAAAAATAATCCATAAAAAGCTTGACTTTTAGAGTGAAATATAGTATATTTACTATGTAATAAAACGATAAAGATATGGAAAACGAAGAAATTGTTGCGATGAATGTGGTTGAGTATGTTGATTTCTTAATTGCGATGGCAGAGTTCAACGGGCATAATGACCCACACAAAACCAATTGGGATTATTGGGCTTGGCATGGATTGGTGAGTGAAACTCGATATAGTGAGGCAACTCTGGCATTAGATTTAAGAGGTATTTATTCTTGGAAATCTAATTATTAAAATATAAATTTTCGTAGTGTTTAGTAGAAAGGAGGACAGAAATGTTCTCCTTTTTTTATTTATATATATTTATATACAAACATTAAGTTATTATGGAAGAAAAATTAGAACAAAAAGTTACAAGAGGATTGGGTCAGCAAAGCTCACCAAAATCGTACCCATTCCCAACAGAGGTTATCAGCTTACCATCAAAAGGTTTATGCTATCCTGAACATTCTCCGTTATCAAAAGGAGAAATTACAATCAAATTAATGACTGCAAAAGAAGAAGATATTCTTACTTCTACGAATTTGATTAAAAAAGGTATTCACTTAGATAAACTATTGGAATCGGTAGTAGTAGAACCAGGTGTAAGAATAGATGATTTATTAATAGGAGATAAAAATGCCATTTTAATATCATCGAGAGTTTTAGCATTTGGACCTGAATATGCGGTAACAGTAACAGACCCAGCGGAAGGTGTACCAACTGAGGTTACAATTGACTTATCTAATATAAAAATTAAAGAAGTTGATGAATCCGTTTTAAATAGAAGAAATGAGTATGATTTTACTCTTCCCGTTTCAAAATCACAAATTAAATTCAAATTGTTAACGCATGGCGATGAAATCTCAATTAATAAAGATGTGGAAGCTAGTGAGAAAACATTGAAACAAGGAAATGAAATTACTGCAAGATATAGAAGAATTATTGTAGAGGTAGATGGTAATAGAGATTTGGGTTATATCAGTAACTTTGTATCAAATAGATTATTAGCTGGAGATTCAAAGGCATTACGAAAGTATATGTCATCTTTAACTCCTGATTTGGATTTAACATTTGATTACGAATCTCCATTCACCGGTGAGAAGGAGGCTCTCCGAATCCCATTTGGGGTTGACTTTTTTTATCCTTCCGAGTAACTATTCTGTAGGCCTACATCAAAAGATTTTTCAAATGTTGTATTTTTCCAATGGAGGGTTTAATTGGGGAGATTTGTATAGTATGCCTATTAAATTAAGAGAATTTTATTGGAGAGAATTGCTTAAAGCTAAAGAAGGAGAGAACGAAACTATTGAAAAAGCTAATACAAAGACAAACAATTCTTCGAAAATAAGAAGAAGATGATATTTATAATAAAAATATAAACAAAATTTCATGTCTAAAAAAATAATAACTGAAATAGCTATATTAGATAAATTGTTTTCTATGTTCTTTAATGCAAAAGCTGAAGGAACTGAAGATAAATTTATAGCTAATATTAGAAAAAAAGATCCAGAATTAGCAGATTATTGGTCTAAATGGGATAAGGATATGGAATCCGCTTTGCGTTCTGCTAAAAGAGATTTAAAAGCAAGTAATTTATCTACGGATAAAGTAGATGACTTTTTGAAAAAGAATTATTAATTTACTCTATATTAATCATTAATGGCTAAAGGTAAAGGTAAGGGTGGTTTAAATACAGACTCTCTAAGAGATTTTGATGAGTACGAAGGTGCTCTGAATAGCATTACCAATACTTTAGGTAAACAAAGTGATATATACGGCTTAATCAATAAAAAATTAGAAGCAACTAAAACATTAGTTGGTAGTATTGCTGATAAGATTGATAATGCAACGGATTTAGAAGATAAACATAAGAAAAGTATATATGCAGCAGCTGAAGCTTATAAAAAGAGTAAGCAAACTATTGCAGAAAGTAATTTAGAATTAAAGAAAGGTAATATAACTCAAGAGGAGTACAATAAAGCTGTACAAGAAAGTTATAAGAGCTATGAGAAGGTAGTAAGTGCAATCGACACTTCCAACAAATCAGCAAAAAGAACGGTAAGCACTTTGAACAAAATGGGGAATGAGATGAAATCATTCGCCGAAGCTGCAAAGAAATCCGAAGAAAGGATGGAACAACTTGGTACAGCTCTTGATGAGTTGGGAAGTAGTGGTATTCCTGTAATGGATAAAATATCTGGAGCTTTAAAAAACATTGCTAATAAGGATGCAAAAGGTGCAAAGTTAGCAATTGTTGCGTTAGGTGCCGCAATTGGAGGCCTAGCCGCTAATTATTTTGGAGCCCCACTTGCGGCAGCAATACAAGCTGGAAATGATATAAAGCAAACTGAAATAGATAGAGCCAAAGAAGTTGGTAGTATCGAAAGTGAAAGAAGGTTTATTGATAAGAAGATTGGTATGGAAGTTAACCAATCAAGAATAGATAGTGCTAATGAAGTAAATAGATTAACAATAGATGCGGCTTATGCTCAACAAAGAGCCGCTAATCAGTTTTCAGCAACTATGAAAAGTGCAGCAGCTGAATTCTCAGCGGCTTCTAAAACTGCATTCTTTGGTAACGCAATTGGTGGTGTAGGGTATGCATCCGCACAAATGCAAATGGCTGGGATTGGTGCCGATAGAGTAGCCGGTGCAATGAGTGCCGCCGCTGATGCAACGGGTAAAATGTCCAGTGCGAAGGTTGGAGCTGATATGGCTATAATGGCTGCTAGAACCGGTCAATCTGAAGAAAGTATTGCATCAATTAGTGAAGCATTTATGCGAATGGATGGTTTAAGTGAATCATCCGCTATCAATATGCAAGAAGGGTTGAGAGCTATGGCTGATAGCGCTAAGATAAATTTAGGTGGATTGATGTCGGAAATGGCTGAATCATCTAAAGATATGTTAGGATATCAGATTAAAAGTACATCCGCATTAGCAAAACAAATTACATTTGCAAAAACATTAGGTGTTAAGTTTGGAGATATAGCAAAAGCTGGGCAAAGTATGGTATTAAACTATCAAGATAGTATTAAGGCCGAAATGCAGTTATCAGCTATGTTAGGTAAGAATGTAGACCTTTCAGAAGTAAGAGCTAAGTTTGCTAGTGGTGATACCGAAGGTGCACTAAAATCATTACAAGCTCAAGGGTTAGACCCTAAGAGTATGGATATGTTCCAACAGCAACAATTATCATCCGCATTGGGTGGTATGGATTTATCTACATTATCTAAGGTGGCTACCAATACTGGCAGAAGTGGTGGAGATTTGCAAGCAGGAAATGCAGGAGCTGGTAATAAGAGTTTTTTACAAAGAAGTACAAATGCACAAGCATCCCTTGCATCTCAACAAGCACAAATATCTGCTGACCAAGCAATTGTTGATGCAAAACTATCACAACAAATAACTGAAGCTTATTTAACTTCAGATGGATATAAAACATATCAAAATGCATTGGCTGACCAAGCGGTTAAGCAAGCTAATTTGAATGCAGAAATTACGAAGGCATTTCAAAGTACACAAGCATACATCAATGCAATTGCACAAACAAATCAATTAGCAACCGAAAGAGCATTTACTGAGAATTTAATTTCAGCAGGTGGTGCTATATTAGGTGGGGTAGTTGGGAATGCGTTGGGTGGTAAGATAGAAGGAATAATAGCTAAAAAAGTCGGAACTAAAGTGGCAAGTAAAACAGCTACTACTGCAGGAAAAACAGTAGCAAGTACCGCAGGAAAAACAGCAGGAAAAACGGCAGCAAAAACAGCAGGAAAAGTTGGTACAAAAACTGTAGCAAAGGTTGGAGCAAAAGCAGTAGGTAAATCTTTATTGAAAAAAATACCAGTAATCGGATTATTAGCAGGTGTTGGATTTGGATTATCAAGATTAATGGATGGTGATTATGCCGGAGCGGCTATGGAATTAGCTTCCGGTGCAGCTGGCACTATTCCAGGAATTGGAACGGCTGCATCGGTAGGGATAGATACCGCATTAGCAGCTAAAGATATGGGAGCGTTTGATAAAAAAGCGGCAGCAACTCCACCAAAAGCGGCAGCAACTCCAACAAAAGCCGTAGCAGCAGCAACTCCAACCGCAGTAGCGGCTACAAAAGCAGTTGCAGAAACAGGTGGAACATCAGTAGTTCAAGCTGCAAAAGCATCCGAAAAATGGATGCAAGATAAGTTAACATATATGAGTGGTAATTTGGAAAGAGTAGTTGATAGAACTCATAAAACTATGATAAATACAGCCGCTACTACTACTGAATTAAAAACATTAAATACAAATACAAAGGCTCTTATTAATCTAACAAAAACAATTGAAGCATTGACTGTTGCTACATTTGAAGGTAAGAGAGATGTTTCAGTTTCTATTGATGGTAAGAAAGTAGCATACGCATTTGATAGATATAAAGAAAACACAAGAGGTGGTGACCCGGATTCACCAGCAGGACCTAAGAAATAATTCATAAATTTTCTTAAAGGATATTTATAGTAAATAGAATATACTATCAATGCCAACAATCTTAGATTTATTTAAAAAAGCAAGTGGTGATAAAGATGTTACCATTTGGGATGGTGGCCACAAGAACAAAGGTTTGGGTGGTAAGATAATGGATTTTGTCAAAGCAGAAGCTAATCCAAACGGACCAAGAGTATTATTCTATAAAAAATTAGTAACTCCACCATTAATATATGGTACTGATACTCCGAGAATATCTCTTAAAGGTACAGTAGACCCTCCTAGAAGTTTAGCAACTACATCAGCTAGATACAACGAAGACCCATCAAAAAAACCACCGCTATTGAACTTAGGTTCGCTAATGGGTGGTTCAGCAAATAGACCTTCAGATACAATATTTAACAATAAAAATTCAGCACCTGTTAGTAAAGGCACATTGCCTACTGAAGTTGGAGACCATACAGGTCTAAGATATGCAGTTGAAGCTGATACGGATTATTTAGTAAGTAAAGCTCCAATGGGCGCTAACGCACTATCGGGTATATTAAAGGGAGATTTAAATCAAATTGGTACTAAAGCAATTGGAGCTGGAATTAGTGCAGCTAAAAAAGCAATAGGTAAAGCAATAACCAAAACTTTAACTAAAAATAGAAAACAAAATAAAAAGCCTGAAACAAAAGAAGGTAAGGCTGGTAAATTATATGCAGGTGGAATAAAATCGGGAGATGGAGATGTTACAAAAGGTAATGTTAAAAATTCAGAATATTTTACAACATATACTGCAACTTCTAATAAATTTACAGGAGAAACTCAATACATAGCCAATAAAGCTATGAAAAGAGATTCTAATAGCGGATATATAAATTTAGATTCTTTTAATAGAAATATATTACAAGATGGTATTGTGTTTGATGATAAAGATTTAGATAAAAAATTAAATAATTCTAAATTAGGAGCAAGTTTTATCAAAATAAAACCATATGGTACGGCTCATACTTTATTATTTCCTGCAACAATAAGTGGTATTAGTGAAGATATTGCACCTGAATGGAGTAATTTTAAATATATAGGTTCACCTTTTAATGTATATCGTTATCAAGGTGTAGAAAGAAGTTTAAAGTTTGAATTTAAAATGTATTATTTGGATGAATTATCCAAACAAAGTATGATTTCAAATTTAAATTCATTAAAAGAATTAACATTCCCATTTAGTGAGGTATCTCACATAAAATATTCAGGTAAAGATGTTGCTCTGGCATTTTCTCCAAATTTAATAGAATTATCAATCAATGGATTATATGATAAAATATTTGGATTTGTTGATAGTTTATCATTTTCAATAGATGATGCGACTAGTTGGTCAACAACCGACCCCAATATGGTTGGAAATGGTGAAGCTGTTCAATTATATCCAAGTGTTATAAATGTTTCATTCTCAATGAAAATTATTGAAAATCCTAAATTAGATGACCATTTAACAAAATCTGATACGAAAGTATATAGATATAATTTTGATGGATTGGGGTATGCAACTGCTACTGCTAGAGCTGAAGTTGAAGCTAGTAGACAGAAAATCAGAGAATCAATTAACGCGAAAATAAGAGAGCAGGCAATCGTAGAAGAGGAATTAGTATTACCACCGGAAGAATAATAATTATGGCAAGCAGATATACATACAGCGAAGTATTAAAAACAAAAGAAACAAATAAGCAGTATTTGGAATCAACTATATATCCAAAAGTGAAAGCCAAAGATACTGATATGTACATTATATCAGAAGCTGGTGATAGATTAGATTTATTAGCACACAAATATTATGGAGACCAGAATTTGTGGTGGGTTATAGCAACTGCTAATAATATAAACGATGCAACATTTTATGTAGAAGAAGGAGTTCAACTTAGAATACCATCCGATATAAACGCAATATTGACAGATTTACAAAAAATAAACAAATAAGTTATGCCATTTCCCTATTTAGCACCATTAAAAGATTGGATGGTAGATGTATTACAGGATAGAGAAAAAACTCCAAATGATACAAATCTAAGAATGCCTTGGGCAATAATGGCATCCGGAGCATTGGTTGTTAAAACTGATGCAAAAGATGATACTGCTGAATCAAAAACCAAAAAGTTTAAAGATTTAATAGCCGGAACAACACCCGCATCTAATCAATACTATGGATGTATAATTAGAAATGAAATCGATAGAGATTTAAATTATCAGACTAAAGAAACCATAGTTGGTACTGATTTTTTTGGTACACAAATTAAAGTTGAAGGTGAATCAAATAGAAGAGTTTCTATACCAATTATAGAATCAATTGATATAGATACGGATGGTGCAAATAATACATTAAAAACTGCCACTGTAAATCTTAGATGTTTTACCTTAAAGCAATTTGAAATGTTTGAATTGTTTTTTTGTAAGCCAGGTATGAATGTTTTACTTGAATATGGGGATAGTACTTTGGATAGAAAGAAGTTTTCTACAGATACATCAAAAAATTCAGAAGCTCAAGTAGCATTTACAAGTACATCTCAAGTAAAAGACCAACTAATTAATAAAACAGATTATAATACTTTTGTAGATAAATTTTCTGACTTTTATAGATTTAATACTACATCTCTTAAATTATTTCAAAAGCATATTGAAAAAAGTAGAGGTACATATGATATGGTAGCCGGAAAAGTTATAGACTATTCATTTTCAATTGATGCAGATGGTACATATCCTGTTCAAATAAAGATATCTCAAGGAAATCAAATGTCATTAGCTATTCCAATCAATATTGGTAATACCGACTCTAAGGTAAAAGTTAATGATAAAAATAAGCCAGATGAGTTTACTCAATGGAAAGAATTATTGATATCCGATTTAAATTTAAATAAGCTTGATATAACAAAAGATGAATGGCAAAATGAATTTTTTAACTGGGGTAAAGTAAATGACACAAAAAAAGATGAAACATCTTCTTTAGAATCATATATTTCTTTACGATTTATTTTAAAAATATTAATGAATTATTCTTTAAATGATTCAAAAGGATATGATGAAAATACTTTTAAATTTAATATACCAACATATAAAGTAAATGGTAATGAAGAAGAATTTATTCCTATTAAAATACATAAAAACTTAATATCATCATCAGAAGATGTGATATTTCCAAATAAAAATTTGGTTAAATTTGTAGCACCTGTAAAAGGAAGTAAAGAAAGTAATGTTGTATCAATTTCCGATAAACCAGAAACTGCTTCGATAAATGGATATTCAGTTGAGGAATCTAGAAAGGTTACAATGCCTAACGCAAATGGTATAGGAGAAATAGAAATAAATCCACTTGTAGATAAGAGTGATTTAAGAAACGGAAATGCCTTAAACATATTTATAAAATACAAAACGATTGTACAAATTTGGAGAGCATCTTATACTAGATTAGATTTCATAGATGGTATATTAAAAATATTAAATACAAACTCATATGGATTATTTAGATTAATAAGAGGTAGTGTAGTTGAAGTTTCAAGTGCAGGTATATTAGATATAAAAAGTATAAATGTCTCAAATCCGCCAGCTGATAGAATTTATAGATTTAAACCTACTACTATAAAATCAATAGTTAGAGATTTTAGTTTTAATTTTGAAATGAGCAATTTAGTAGCCGGTAGAACAATATTCAATTCTCAAAGATTTTTAGTAGAATCATTAAAAGAATTACCTGCACCTGACCCTAAAACGCCAGCTGACCCAAATGTAAAAATACCTTTACCTGAAAGTGCTTACAAAAATTTTGATAATTCATTATTTAGTAATGCAGATGGATACTATTCAATTAATAAAATTGATTTAAAAGCATTGGAAAAAAATTGGGAAGATGCTGTTAAAAAAAGAACAACTACTGAACCTGAAAAAGCCGAAGCAAATGAAGCTAAAAGTATAACAGAACTTATTGAAGAAAAATCTATAAAATTCAAATTTGATAAAAATACTTCAAAAACATTAATTTATACAGATGGTGAATTTATAAAAAAATCAATAGGTACTGCCGTTGAGGAACAAAGAAGTAGTTTAACTCCAATTGAAATTACTATCACTATCGATGGTATGAGCGGATTTAGTTGTGGAGAATATTTTAAAATAGATGGTGTGCCTGAAATTTATAATCAAATCGGTGTATTTCAAATTACAAATACAAAGCATTCTGTAGGAACTGATGGTTGGAAAACAACTTTAGAAGCTGCTTTTAGAATTAATAAATAATTACTATGTATACGAATATAGCAAACAACTTAGAAATTTTTACTATACAAATTCCTCAAACAATTGTACCAACCCCAACTAATTCAGATTATTCAGTTGGATTCATTAGAAGATACTTTTGCCAAAGAGCAAATGATGAAAATGGTAATGTTTTTGAAATAAGTGAAGAAACGCATGATGAGTTAAAAACAAATCCGTTTTGGAAAGTAGGAGATGTTAAATGGAGAATTTCAGGCCCATTGGATGTTGTTTATAAAAATGATGGTGGGATAGATGATATGGGAGTAAGAACTTCAAACAAAGCAGCAATCAGTTTGGCAGTTAGCAGTATAAAGAACATCAGTTTATACCTACCAAACATATTACAATTTTACAAATAATATTTTGTAATCTCAATTTTTTTTATTATCTTTGTACTCTATGAACCTAATAGAGTCAAATACCGATTTACAATTACTCAATCCAAAGGATATCACATTAGTGGTGCCGGTATGGAGTTCCCCAAAGGGACATGAGTTGATGTTTCCTATTTCGTTTGTATACATACGAACCAAAGATACGGATTTTATTTTAAATTTCCAACACATAGATGCCGGTTCGGTTTCTCAATTCCCAATACACAAACTTTGTAACGAAAATACCCTTGTTTTAGGTAATCGCTATATTCAATCAAAAGGATTGGATTATGAGTGGGTCTACTTTGAAGAATATGGTAAGTCGTTCATATTCAATGAGTTCGCTGTTGAGGTTTTTAAGGGGCATAGAAGCGACTATATAGAACTGAATGATTGTATCCCTTTGGTGAAATGGTATGAGGTTTTAAAACGAATTCCTGATATACAAAATCGACAGAGTTGGTATCGTATTTATTCAGATTCCATAAAAGAATTAGGGAGGCTGGAGGGGGCTGGGGTACAAGTCGAAGAAGAAAAATTTATTGATAGTTTCAGCTTCAATCCGGCTTACATTAGGGATAGTAAGGTATACACACAATACAATCCATACACAACTACGGGTAGACCTTCCAATAGACATCTCAATGTAAACTATTCTGCCTTAAATAAGGGTGATGGGAGTAGGGAACTATTCGTTAGTAGATTTGGGGATGGTACTCTTTTACAATTCGATTATGAATCATATCACATTCGTTTGATTGCCAAAATGATTCGATACGAATTTCCAAAAGGGATTACCGCTCACCAACACTTAGCGGATTTATATGGGTGTGATTACGAAACGGCAAAGAAGATAACATTTACTTACCTTTATGGGGGGTTAGATGATAACGCTAGGGGGATTCCATTCTTTAGAGAAGTAGAAAAGTACATAAGGGAATTATACCAAAAGTTCGTAATCTCCGGTCGTTTGACGACGCCTCTTTATAAGAGGGAAATACATTTCTCAAAAATTGAGGGAGCGACTGAACAAAAGGTATTCAACTATCTTCTTCAGGCATTAGAAACTGAAGTGAACTATATGAAGATACCAAAGGTGTTAGATTATCTGAGTGATAAAAAATCGAAAATGGTACTTTATACTTATGATGCGTTCCTTATAGATACACATCCTAGCGAAAGGGATGAGATTTTAAATCATTTGCCGACCATAATGGAGGAGGGTGGATTCCCCATTCGTGCATATGAAGGAAGTAATTACAACAATTTAGTAGTAATAGATTAGAAAATTATATTTATATCATATAATTATATAGGAATAAACAAGCACAATATGAAATTAGTAAACCTAGTTCCCCTAAAAGAAATTGATTTTAGAAATCAGGACGCATTTGATGATTATAATAAACAACACAAATTAAGACCTACCACTAAGGTAACGATTGCAGGTAAAGTTACAACTGCCGGTCAAGCGGCTCAAAAATCTGAACCAGTAAAAGGAAGTTCAGTATTTGGTAAAGATACAGGTGGTTCGGTATTTGGTAAAGAAAAATCTAAATACGATGATACTGAATATTGGAAAGATGATGAATATAGTGATACACAAGGATATATTGATTCCGATGATGAAGATTCTGAAGAAGATGATGATAACGATGGAGAAGGTTCAGATGTAAGACTTACATCGGATAGATTGAGCAAAGTAGAAAAAGCACTTGAAGATGACTTAAATTTAAGAGGTAATGGATTTGAAACTACTCGTGAAAGTAGTGGTGGTATGGGTGGTTGGGAAGGCCCTATGACAATCGTTTCTAAAGATGCAGATTATAATGATGAAGATAATTTTATCAGTTTATCAGTAGGAAGTCCAAACAATGATGGTAAATTTTCAATCGTATTTGCAAATTCAAATGGTGAACCATACTTTGAACCTAATTATGATGCACTTACTGGTGATACTGATTTAGAACCACAACAGGCTTATAAAGTTACAAAGGCTTTAATGAAAATGCCTGAAATTCAAAAGTTATTAAAAGGCGAAATGAGTATAGATAAATTTCAACCTATCTATGATAAATTAAAAGCTAAATTTTCAAAAAGTAGTGAACTTAAAGAATCTACAATTCGACTAAAATCGTTAATTAAACGAAAAAGATAAAAAAATGATTCCAAATTTTAAAGAAATCTTATCGGAGTTAAGTTATAGAGTAGAGGGTGGTATACCAGATTTAACTAAAGAATCTCATGTTAATCAATTGATTGATATACTGAGAGAGAATGGCATTTCAGATGCAGCACATCTTGCTCAAAAAGCTAGAGTGTATTTTTCATATTTAAATGAAGCTAAACCTAAAAAAATTGTAGGAAACGATACTACCATTGTTGTTAATAAAAAGAGTGGTTCAGTATATCCTGTAAAAACTTCAAACTTTAATGCATCGGTGCACGATAAAGCAACTACTGCTCAAATAAAGAAAGCAAAATCGAATGGTACATTTGGAAACGAAGAACCAGAAGAAATTCCAGCTCAGCAAGGACCAAATACATTTGGTGTAAGTGGTGGTGGTGCAAATGTATTTCCTGGAAATGATACACAATCAAATGATGGAGATGGCTCAAGTAAAATAAAAAATCTAACTAAAATAAAATCTGAAATAGATAGAATTAGTATTCAAGCAGGTCAAAGTAGAGATTCATTTTATTCTAAAGGATATCATAAATCCGAAAGCGAAGAAGATGCAGGAGCAGCACCAGGTAACGCTGGTTCAATGTTAAATGAAAATGGTTCATGTGATGTATGTGAGTGGGCATTGGAGAACGATAAAACCGATTTAGTATCAGCCGTTTCACACTTATACGATAACTTAAAAGGTGGTTCGTTATTAGAAGCCGCAGATAAGAGAGGAATTGCCGGACAGCAAGATAAAGTACCAAGTATATCAGCTAAAGAATTAAGAGAGTTTAAAGCATCAGGTAAAGGTAAGTTTGATAAATTATCCGATGGACAATTATCTAGATTAATGGTTGCAGCCAATGGTGGATTAATTAAAGCTAAGAAGATAAAAGAAGGAATACAAGCAAATGGTTGGAAAGAAGAAGATTGTACAATAAATGGTTTTTTTGGAGATGAAGGTGGTAAATCCCAACAAGCCGATATGGTTAGGCAATCTAATAAAATATTCGGACCAGATGGAACTGAAATACCAAAAAATATTGCATTACAATTAGTTGCAGCAGGCGGTGGTGGCGCAAACCCATCAGATACTTCTCAATTTGCATATAATTCAAAGACTGGTGATTTAATGATTAAATTCACATCAGATAAAGATTCATTTGAAGCAATTGTTGCACAATCATCATTTCAAAAAGAAGGTAGTATAAAGAAAGACCAAATTGATAAGTTGGTTCAGACGGGTAAAATGAAAAAAGCAGATGCTGAAAAAATAAAAACTTTTATAGATACGCAAACAAAAACATTAAATGCAATAGAAGCTGAACTAAAATCAGTTGGAGCTGAACCTGCTAAAAAAATGTTAAAAATGCCAGTTAAAGATGTTATAAATCAATTTAAAACTTTAAGTGGTGGTGCTAATCCTCAAGCATATTATGATGGGGTTATTAAAAAATATATGGGTAAGCCATTTAACGCAGAAACTCCGGCTGAAGCAGTAACTCAATTTTTAAAATTTTCATCAATGTCTCCTGAAGAGCAAACTGCATATGTAACAAAAGCAGGTTCTCCAAAAACTACATTTACAAGTAAAGAAGCTGAGATAATTGCAAGATTAAAAAGTAGATTTGGACTAGACCCATTGGTTGCACAAAAAATTGATGATATCAGAAAGCGTTCAGTAGCAATTGAAAGAAAAGTATTGAACAAGATGAACAACATACAAATAGGAATCAAAGGTGGTAAAGTTGGATTGGGAGATTATATGGATGCTACGAACTTTATAGATAAATTCCATATGGGAGGTGCAATGGGTGATAAGCACGGTGTATTTGCATATAATGGTTTATTTGAAGTTGTATGTGGTAAAGGTGTCATTAATAATGATATTATTTCACAATGTATGAATACAAATAATATGGATGATTTTATTAGAAAGTTTGGTTCTACAAAAGAAGAGTTTCAATTATCAAAAGAAAATCAAATTACAGGTTCTGTTAGAATTGCATATTTCTTAAATGATAAAAAGCAAAAAATTAAAATTGGAGAAAAAAGACAGAGAAGTAAAACCGGTGCAAATGGTAGATTTAACACCGTTTATAAATGGGATAAGGACACGATTGAATGTTTTAAACGAAAAAATGGATTAGCATAATGAACACACAACTACTTTGCCTATTTACGACAAAGGAAGAGTTAGAAAAATCGGTTAGCTTTATATTAAGAAGTTACATACTAACAAACCCAAATGTTTTCATCTTAGAAAGTAAACTAAGACCTGAAGAAGCCTTCATTACTTTTAATGTGGAGAAAGGTTCATCTGCTATTGATTCCGAATGGAAAACAATATTAGTACATAGAAAGAAACAATCGAATACAATATACACTATTAACGCTCTTAACGAAGTAGTTAAATCAAAAACAGGCGGACAATTGGATAATTCTTATATAATTGATTGGGAAGAATTCAGAAATTGCATATTGACTACATCGAATATAGGATATAAAAAAATACCAACTAAAGTTTTCAAAAGTTTTAATACGGAAAATTTGGAAAAGTAAATATTATTTCTTATATTTGTGAATATGAAATTCAAAGTATTAGAGATACATACCCCAAACCCACAAGATATCTTCGAAACACATCGAAAGGAAATATCTAAAGCTATCATTGAGGCAATTGCATACGGAATAGAAAAGAAAAAGAAAAAAGTAACATTTGCTAAAGTTACTATCGGTGGACTCGTATGTATATCACTATCCGTTAATAAAAGTGAATTCTTAGAACTTATTGATGAAAACATTCAAACTCTAATTGAATATGAGGAGTATGAAACATGCGCATTAGGACAAACAATCAAATCTAAAATACAAAACAATGAAAAAGTTATTTAAAAAAATCGAACTTTGGTGTGATATCCATTTAGTGTATTTCCTATACAATGAGAGAAAGCATAAACGATATTACGATATGTTAGAAAAAAAGTGGGGATTAAAAAAATAAGTTATGGCACCAAAGCAAAAAGAAGGAGAATTCCATATTGGGGATGGTTCACATTTAACAATAAAAAGTAGTACTATTGTTGAAATGCATGATTATTTAAAATTAATAGCAGATGAAGGAACCAGAGTAATTTTAGATGTTAAAATAACAGCTGACTTTGGAAATATACCATCTGAGTATCATCAATTATTTATGCAAATGATGTCAGTAAGATATGGTGGTTCAGTAAACATTTGGGATAATACACACCCATTTGCAAAGCCGGAAGTTAAAAAGAAACGATGGTATCAATTTTGGAAAAATTAAAAATAAGTTATGAATAAAGAAGAAATGAGTGCAATTCAATATTGCGAAGAAACCTATCCTCAAACCTGTGAAGAGTTTAAGAACATTTTAGATGAAATGTATACCACATTTTGTAAGAAACAAAGAAACTACGGACCTGGTAATATTTCAGTAGGAACACCATTGGCTACTAAAGAAGATATTAAATTATCTTTGAGTGGATTATGGTTTAGAAAGAACGATAAAATTAATAGATTAAAACAAATGGTTGTATTAGGTCAGCCGGATGAAGTAGGTGAATCGATTGAAGATACTTACCAAGACCTTGCAGTATATTCTGTTATTTCACAATTGGTGAATAGAGGAAAATGGGCAAAATAATTTGGAATTGTCAAAAATAAGTGTTATATTTGTAATATGGATATTAGTAAATTTTTAGTAGATAAGTATGAAACCGAGCAATATGATTATAAAATATTGATTTATGGAAATTATACATTCAGAGATAACTTAGAAGCCGATTCATTAGTAGAAGTACTTCGTAGAGTTATTCCTTTTATGAGTGAAAGATGGAAAATTCACTTTACAATTCTTATACCTGAATTTGTTAAATCATTAAACTTTCCAAATGTAGAGCAAAGGATTTACGCCTTACCTACATATATCAATCAAATGCGTACTCATTTTGATTCGACACAATTTATGAAAATTATAGATTGGAAAAGAAACGATTGGGATATCATTTATACACATTTACCAGAACATACAAATCAAATAGCAAATTGTATATTTAATAATACAAACATAGCACCAAAAATTATTGGATACTCACATTGGTTCGAAGTACCTGAAAATGCTCCATATGCAAAAAATATGTTGGATGCATCAGTAGCAGGTTTACTACAAATGGATGAATGTGGTGTTAATAGTGATTGGTTAAAACAACTTACAATTAAACATGCAGCGAAACATTATAACCAAGATGTATTGGATAAGTTACAAAATATCATCCAACCCCATTATTTGGGAGTTGATAGAGTCAATCCCCGTAATGTATCTGACTATACGGACAAGACTGTAATTTTTAATCATAGAGATGCAGGCTATACCGGATGGGAATGGTTTGTAAAATGTGTTGATGAAATTTGGGAAACAAGGCAAGATTTCAAAGTATATACTACATTGGCACAAATCGACAGGCCTTGGAATGAGAGAGTTAAATTAACTGGCAGAGATGAGTATATGAATTTTTTATCTAAAGTTAAATTTGGTGTAGGTACATTCCAAACATATTCAGCTTGGAGTATTTCAACAACTGATGGTTTTTCAGTAGGATGTCCTTATTTACTTCCAAATGGTTTATGTTATCCTGAGATGGTTAGTGTGGCAACTGACCCGTATCCATATTTGTATGATGGTAGAGAAGATTTCATCAAAAAATTCAATGAGATGCTAGATAATCCAATTACATACGATACAACCGAATTGGCTAAGAATATGGTTTGGAATGAAAGAATTGCCAAATGGTTTAATAGCTGGGAGAATGTATTTGATTTGAAAGTAATGAGTGATACTGAATCATTGGGTAAAATAAAAGAACACATTAAAACCAAAGGATTCGTTACAAAAGAAGATATCTTAAAATATATGGGATGGGGAGTTAGAATCAAATGGAACACTTATAGGAACGCTCTAAGAGAGGTTCCTGAGATTAAATTCACTAAGAATGGATATGAGTGGATTGGATAATTAAAATTTAAAACATAATATATGATTACACCTGAATTAAAAATTGTAAAAAACAAACAAAGAACAATGAGTACTAAATTGGTTACATTTAAACCAAGTATTTCAGTAGATGCCGCAAAAAAGATTGGTGCGGTTGGACATGATTTGGAAACATTAATTTGCGAATTAATAGATAATCCAATCCCAAATGAAAAACCAAAAACTCCTATCAGAGTAGATGTTAGAATAAACTACGATGGGGATAACTCTTTTATTCAAATATTGGATAATTCAATTGGTATACCTATACATTCTATCGCTGATGCATTTAACTATGGTAAAAGTGTAAACGCTGGTAAACTTAGATTATCAAGAATGGGTATGGGTATGAAAGTAGTATTGTTTGCATTAGGTGAGTTGGATTACATAATTACTAAAACAAAAAACAATCCTGCATACATTTTAAGAATCAATGATTATACTGATGCAAGAGAAGATTTAGAATTTGTATTAGATGAATATACAGGAATTGATTTTCCTCAATATGAGAGTGGTACTTTAATAAAGATAAAGAATTGCTCAGAAATGATTAGAAATTGGACTGATAAAAAAGATTTTGATAAATTTTGTTCTAAGATTGAATCAACATATCCACAATTATTAAATGAGTTCCTAAATATCAGCATTAATTATACAAAACCAAATAATACTCTTTGGTCACATGAATGTATTGCATATAAACCATTGATGTCTAATCCTGAGCGAATCATAAATACTACAAATGGATTGGGAGAAAATTCTCCAATTTTAGATAAATTACAATTGGTAGTTGAAGGATATCCTGATGTTAGAGCATATCTTACATGCTGGCATAAACCGCATCCATTGACAGTAACCGAAACATTCAATAATACAAAAGATGCGTTATATGACCCTAAGAAGTATGCAAATTCTCCTTGGAGTTATGGCGACGAATTTAGTGGTATTGCATTGGGTATGAGAGGTAAAATATTGGAATGGAATTTAGATAAAAAGAGTTCTCGAAATGAAAGACATGGTATTCTTTTAGAAGTAGAAGAAGGGTTAGATTATACTGCATTAAAAAGTGGTGTTAAGAAAACTAAGAGATATAAGCAAATCATAAAAGCAGTAAATGATAAATTAGATGAAATTGATTTTTATGAAAGAAGTACATCTTTAACACCTGCTATTTCAGAGAACAAATATATGGATAAGTTCTTTGAAAGATTAAAGAACGATGATACTACTAAGAGAGCATATGGTGTAAAAGATTTCGATAAACAAGTTAAAATAAGACCACTATGTGGAGTTGGTGCACCTGATGGAGTTATATATGATTACTTAGATGAGAATAAGCCTATATGGATTATCGAAGGTAAGAAGGATAAGGGGGCAGGCGATGAAGCCGGCCAATTAGTTCGATATATGGCTCACTATAAGTGCCATAATGGTATATTCGTATCACCAGTAAAAAACCCTCAATTTGACCAACAAATTAAGGATTTTAATGAATTTTTTGGTATAAACATAGCTATTTCAAACATTGATATAGCTTGGGTAAATTCTTTACAATTCTTCGCTATTTAATTTGGAAAATCCAAAAAATAGTCGTATATTTGTTATAACAAAAAGCAAAAAGGTTATATTTAGATATAGGAATATATCGATATAAACCTCAACTTTAAAAACAATTTTCTAAAACTTAAAACAAAAAAAGCAATGGACATTTCATTAGCACTGAAGAGATTTAGCTCTCTCCAAAACAACACAAAGAAGTCGGATTCAATTTGGAAACCGGCAAACGGAAAATCTCAAATCCGTTTAGTACCTTACAAATTCAATAAGGATAATCCTTTCATCGAATTGTATTTTCACTACAATATTAACAACAAAACTTATCTATCTCCAATTTCATTTGGAAGACCTGACCCTATCGTAGAGTTTGCTGAAAAGTTAAAACGCACAGGAGACACTGATGATTGGAAAGCAGGTAAGAAGATGGAGCCAAAATTAAGAACATTTGCACCCGTTATCGTAAGAGGTAAGGAGAACGAAGGTGTTAAGTTTTGGGGATTCGGTAAGACTGTTTATCAGGACATCTTAGGTTACATCGCTGACCCGGATTACGGAGATATTACTGACCCAACTTCTGGTAGAGATATCGTATTGGAAGTAGTATCGGCTGAAGAATCAAATGCAGCTTATCCAACAACTACAATCAGAGTTAAACCTGCAACTTCTAAAATTTTAGATGATGCGGCTCAGGTTCAACAAATGTTGGAATCTCAAAAAGAAATTACGGAATTGTATTCTGAATTATCTTATGATGAGTTAAAAGGTGTATTAGAGAATTGGTTAAATCCATCAGCACCTGCAAACGGAACAGGTAACCCTGTAAACGAAGCATTGGAAGCTCCTAAAGCACAACCTGCTAAAGTAGCACCACAATCATCAATTGGATTGGGTGGAACATCTGATATTAGTGGTGATTTACCTTGGGAAGATGAAGCTCCTAAAGCAGCTCCAAAACCAAAAGATGATGTAGCATCGGCATTCGATGATTTATTTAACAACTAATTAAACCAGTTACAATGGCAAAAAGAGAAGAAGATTTAGCAAGTTTACTTGCCGATTCTCTAAACAAACAAAATAAGGATGGTAAGATTGCATACTTCCTGACAGATGAAGGAGGCGACGCCCCTACAAATGTTAAAGATTGGTTATCTACGGGTAACGCAATGTTGGATGTAGCAATTTCCAATCGTCCTTATGGTGGATTGCCAGTTGGTCGTATTACTGAGATTACGGGTTTAGAGCAGAGTGGAAAATCTCTGCTCTCCGCCCATCTCCTTGCCGAAACCCAAAAGAAAGGTGGAGTAGCAGTATTGATTGATACGGAAACCGCAGTTAGTAGAGAATTTTTAGAGGCAATTGGGGTAGATATTTCAAAACTCCTATATGTTTCAGTTGATACTGTTGAAGGTATCTTTGAAGCATGTGAAACAATTATTGAAAAAGTAAGAACGGGTGATAAAGATAGATTAGTTACAATCGTAGTAGATTCAGTAGCAGCAGCATCAACAAAATTAGAATTAGAAGCTGATTATGATAAAGATGGTTTTGCGACTGGTAAAGCTATTATCATTTCCAAAGCAATGAGAAAGATTACCAATATGATTGGTAGACAATCGATTGCTTTAATATTCACAAATCAGTTAAGACAAAAGATGAACGCAATGTTTGGCGACCCTTGGACAACATCGGGTGGTAAAGCATTAGCATTTCACGCTTCTGTTAGATTGAGATTGAAGGGTATGGGTCAACTTAAAGTTGGTGATAGAATCGTTGGTATCAAAGTTCGTACACAGGTTATTAAAAATCGTATGGGACCACCATTACGACACGCAGATTTCGATATCTTCTTTGATAGAGGTATTGATAACTACGGAGGTTGGTTAGCGGTTATGAAAGATTCAAAAATCGTAAAGCAAGGTGGTGCTTGGTATGAATATACCGATATCGATACGGGAGAGATTATGAAATTTCAATCTAAAGATTTCCCTAAGATGTTAGAGAGTGATGAATTAAAAGACCAAATATATCGTAGAATATGTGAGGCACAAATTTTACAATATAAATCAAACACAAATTCCAATTCGGAAGAAGTTGAAGTTACAACGGACGAAGCAAATGAGTCAGATTAATAAGAAGTATTTAGATATACTAAAACAAATAGATGAAGAACATAAAGGTTTCGGTGATTTACATCGTAATTCAAAAACCTTAGTAATTGATGGTCTTAATACCTTCATTCGTTCTTGGTCAACCGCACCTAATCTTAATGAGAATGGTGACCATATTGGAGGAATAGTCGGTACTTTAAAAAGTATCGGCTACGCCATCCGTACACTAAACCCTACAAGAGTAATCGTAGTATTCGATGGTAAAGGGGGTTCACAAAGCAGAAAGGACATATATTCAGGCTACAAATCTGAAAGAGGTAAGAACAAAATCAAAATGAGATTGAATCGTGCCGCTTCGGTTG